TATCGGACCACGGTGCGACGGACACGATGCCGGCGCCGATGAATGCGGACATGGCGGGTTCTCCAGAAAGCCCGGTGCGGGCGACACGAAACGAATCTCAGGCTTCAGTGTCTTTTTCTGGCGGAGGGGCCGCCTGTGAGCGGATTTCAGGGCGCGGCTAGGTTCTCGACGAAGGAAACGGCGATTTCGATGCTGGCGGCTACCAGCGACAATCCGGCTTCGCGCGGCTCAATCGAGCGGCCTGCATAGCGGCATTCGAGAACGGTCTTGTTGAACGTGATGTCGCCGGAAAATATCGCTTTCTTCAGGTCGGCGACGATCAGGTGCCCGACATCGTTCGGGTTGTCCGGGTCGCAGACGGCGTGTCCTTCCAGCATATAGATGGCCTCGGTGCGGCAGTTCCTGATCTGCTGGCTTCCGGAATCATCATCACCCTCGACGATGACGACGCACGGAAGATTCGTTTCGTCGAGGCGCAGCTTGCCGCGATAGACCCTGGCGCCGATGTCTGTAGCGTAGCCGTTCGCGATGCTGATGCCTTGCATGCGGCTGGTTATTTCAACGGCGATGGCCGAAGCTTTGCTCATGGAGTTTTTCCTAGCGCCTTGGCAAAATCGAAGCGTGCCTGGCGCAGCAGCGCGGCCTCAAGCTCTGTCTCGACGTCGGGTGCGATGATGTCGATCACGCGGTTGAACAACTGATCGACCGATGGTCCATAAAGGTGGCGCATGACGCCCTGCGAACCGAATACCTTGCTACGCGGCGAACCCGGCTCGTTGCCTGAGCGCCACCGATGCTTTCCAACCCGGATGCCTTCGGTGACGATGGCCTGGGCATGAGCGAAACTTCCTTCGCGAATGAAAACGCCCATGCCGTTTAATCCGTCTGCCTTGCCGGCGCGCAGCGGCATGAAGAAGGCGCCCGGCAATTTCTTGCGGCCGGCGCCGCGCTTGACGGCAACCGTGATACCAGCCGGCACCGAGCCGGCGGCGATATTGCGCCGGGCGTCGCCGCTGCCGGCATGAATGCCCCAGCGCTTGCCGCCGTAATGCCCGGCACCGCGTTTGGCGCCCTGGTCCTTGCGCGTCACCTGTTTGGCGCCGTAGGTTGCCAGCCGCGTTGCGCGGCGGCGGGCATAGATGGTTGCAGTAGTCTGCGACGGGCCGGCCTTGCGCAAGGCCATGCGCTCGCGGACATAGGACGCCGACAGGTTGACCGAGCTGACGATTTCACGCCGGGCGCGGGTCATGTTCTTCGCCGCTACGGCATTGACCGCGCGGTAGGCAGTGCGCTCGACCACCGAGGCGGCCAGCCCCAGCTCGCGGGCGACCTGCTCCAGCGCCTCCTTGTTGACGACGACGATGCGGCTCATCGCAGGACGACGCTGGTCGTGCTGCCGTCGTCGGCCTGGATGCCGTCGACGGTGTAGGTCTTCGCATCGACCACCAGCGCATCGCCGACTTTCGGCGCGGCTTCGCTCGGCAGCGTGGCAAAACTGCGGAAGGCGGTGACTTCGCCATATTCCCCGGTGACGGCGACGCCGTGATCGAGAATGACGACGACCGGCAGGCCACGCAAAAACGCCTCTTGCCCGAGGCGGGCAAAGAGGCGCTGGTGCATTCTCTCGAATGCGTCGGCCATTAGGCCGCCGTGAGCTTGATGACAGCGCGCGGGCGGGTGCAGACGCTGATCGGGTTGGACTGGGCTTCGAGATCGACGCCCTTGCCAAAGTCAAGCAGTTCCTGCTTTGCGTAGTACGGCAGGCCAAGCGAGCCGGCAGCTTCAACGTAGTCGGCCGGGGCGTAGTTGGTCACGAACAGGTCAGGCACGCCTTCCGGAACCAGGTAGGCATCGCCGGAGCCGATGAAATCGACCCCGCCGACTGTGCCGCGATACTCTTCCCACAACACGCCGGCAAACAGGAATCCGGCGCGCACGTCCTGGCGCAGCGTCTCGTTCGATTGCCAGTTGACGAAGGCAGATTCGACCTTGGCATGATTGACCAGCGCATCGAAGAAAGAAGCCGAGCACAAGGCGCGGGCGCCGGTGTACATGGCATTGCCGAGGGCGTCTTCCATCAGGCGCTTGGCTTCCATTACCTTGCCGCGGATATTGGTCGTTGCCGTGGCGAAGACCATGGCCTTGGTTTGCTGGGTCAGGCCGAAACGGGTGAACAGGTCTTCCAGCACCGTCGAACCGTTGGCATCGAGGATCTGGCCCTTGAGGGCGCCGATGCGCTGATATTCGATGGTGGCGTCGAGCGCGTAGCGCATCTTGGCCAGGCGCTTGTTAACCACGGTCTGTACCGTCTGCAGCTCCGAATCGGAACCGAAGGCGCGGACGCCGACGATCTGGTCGGCCAGGATGCGGGCGCGCTGCGGCAGGTGAATGGTATTGAAGTTGATTAGCTTGCGCTTGTCAGACTTGACGTTCGGCGCCGGGGCGCCGCGCTGGCCGGCGGGGACCAGCGACAGGGTGGCGCCGTCGTATTCGACCGATACCGAGGTGGTATTGATGCCTTCCTCGGAGAACAGGCCGAGCGCGCCGATGCGGCCGGGTACATAGGGCTGTTCGTTGATGGCCTTGGTCAGCGAGACCAGGGAAAAGGCATCATCGTTGAAGATGTCAAGGGTTGCCATTTGCTGTTTCCTTATGTTCTGGATTCGGTGGCCGGGTTAGCGGAGGATGATGTCGAGCGCGGCCAGGTCGGCCTTGCCGGCGGTCTTGTCGCCGGCGTCGTTGGTCGCGGCCCAGGTGAGCAGCGAATCGACGACTTCGGCATGGCGGGCGATGATGACGCCCGGCTTGTCGGCGGCGCTGGCATCGACGGCGGCATAGAGGATGCCGGCGGCGGTCTGCGAGCCGTCGGCGTTATCGTCGTCGTAGGCGATGTATTTGCCAGAGGCAGAGACCTTGCCGACGACGGTGCCGGCGGCCAGGTTCTGGCCGGACAGGATGGTGACTTGTTCGCGGCTGATCGTGCCGTTGGCCTCGGCGAGGATGAATTCGCCGGGACGGAGGGTTTCGGTGAGAGCCATAACTGGATTCCTTCTGAAAGGTTAATGGGTGCTGCGACGTGCCGCGTAAATCCCGGCGATGCTGACTGCCGACTGCGGCGCATCCGTCGGCTTGGGAATGTGGTGATTGACGGCGGTGGCCTGATCGAGCGCGACACGCGCCTGCTGAATGCGGGTGCGGGCGGCAGCCAGGGGAACGCGGGCAGCGATCAGGCGGGCGGCGATTTCCGGCATGGCGCCGGCCTGGCAGACGGCGACGATCTCCTTCGCTTCGGCCAGCGCGGCGGAAAGGTCAGCCGGCGTCTTGAGCAGCGGATCGAGTGCCAGGGCGTCGGCATAGGCTGACAGCCCGGCCGCGGCGCAGGCGGCGGTGATGGCGGCCGTGTCCAGCGGGTGATCGTCTTCCGGCTCGGGTTCCGGCGCGGGCTCAGGATCGGCCGCCGGGGCGATGCTGGCGCGGACGTTGTCCGGCAGGCGCTCCATGTCGAACGAGGCGGCGACCTTGAGTTCCGGCTGCAGCTCGTCGGCGAAGCCCTTGAGAACGGCTTCATCGGCATTCAGCCAGGTCTCGGCATCGAGCAGCGCCTTGATCTCGTCTTCCGGCAGGCCGGTGCGCTTGGCGTAGATGCCGACCAGCGAGGCGCCGATCTTGTCCAGCACATCCGCCATTTCGCGCAGATCGTCGGCGTTGCCGTAGGCCATGTTGAGCGGGTTGTGGATCATCATGAAGGCGTTTTCCGGCATCACGACGGTATCGCCGGCCATGGCGATGATCGAAGCAGCCGAGGCGGCGACGCCCATGATCGTCACTTCGACACTGGCCGGGTGCTGGCGCAGCGCGTTGTAGATGGCCAGCGCATCGAAGACGGCGCCGCCCGGCGAATTGATCGCCAGCTTGATGGCCGTGGCGTCGATGGCCTTGAGGTCGCCGATGAACTGCTTGGCGGTCACGCCCCAGAAGCCGATCTCGTCATAGATCGAGATTTCGGCAGCCTGGTCGGCCTTCGCCTGAATTGAGTACCAGCTTTTCACGCAGGATTCTCCGGTGAGGAATGTGAGGCTATGCTGGGTTTTTGGGTTTTGCGGCGCCTGTGAGCGGATTTCAGTCGGCCATCAGCAGCGCTTCGAGCACG